CTACTACCCGGACGCCGAATTCCTTCACGGATTCATGGCCGAGGACGGGGCAAATCCCCTGGAATTCCTCGGCGAAGCTATCAAGATCTTATCGCAGGCAGATGCGGCGGTGTTCTCCCCCGGCTATTATGCCGCAAGAGGATGCCGTATAGAGCATCGCTGCTGTGAGTATTACGGCATCCCGGTCATCGACCTTTCGACCGGGATCATGATGAAACTGTCAACCGACCGGAAGGCGTGGAGGTGATCCTAAAAAATCTAAGTCCTTCATTTTTGACCTACAGCGCATTTTCACCCGTTAACAGGTATTCGGACGTCAAGCCCCAAAAAGCCCAAGAATGGAGGGCTGAGCAAGGCTGAGCGGGCGGATACTTCAACTCATGCACCCACCCGGGTGCTTTTTTATTGTCCTCTGGTATGACGTTTAAACTGCCTGATGTCGAGCCGGCAGACGATTAAAGCCGGGCGATTTCCGTGTCGGACTAGCCGACGTTTAAGCCAATGAAGAAAGGAGCAACATATCAATGGCATACGAATTTCTTAAAAACCTGTTTGGAAACAATGAAGATGGCACCCCCAAGGCACTGACAGCTGAAGAGCTGGTAGCAGCGATCGAAGCGAACAAGGACATTTCAGTCGTAGATCTGAAGGCCGGAGGATATATCTCCCAGGCCAAGTATGACCGGGTTGTGACTGAGAAGGATGGCCTGCAGACGCAGCTGGCAGAAGCCTCCAGCAAGCTCAAGAGCTTCCAGACCGAGGACGGCAAGACCATCGAAGACATCCGCAAGGAAGCAGCTGACTGGAAGACCAAGTATGACACCGATACTAAGGCCCTGCAGGACAAGCTGAGCGCACAGGAACGGTCCCATCTGATCGACCAGTACCTGTCCGGTTTCGAGTTCACTTCCTCGCTTGCCAAGAAGTCCCTCAAGGATCTCATGGCAGGAGCCAAGGAACTGTCCGTCAAAGACGGCGCCCTCATCGGTGCTGATGACCTGATGAAGGGATACAAAGAAACATATGCAGATGCATTCAAGCAGGCAGAAGATCCGGATGCTGGCGCTGCCGGCGGCAACAACAATCCCGGTCAGCCCTTTTTCTCCAAGTCCACCAAGAACGGATCCGGAGCAGGAGGCGGCAACAAACTCACCGAGATGTCTCTGGCAGAGAAAATGCAGTATGCGAACGAGCACCCCGGAATGGATATTTCCACCCTGTTCGCATAAACCTTACACACATAAGAAAGGAGCATACATATGCCCGGCGTATTCGATTCCAAGAATTTCAACGCAGAAGTGTTCCAGGCCTACTATGACAGCCTGGAGAACCCTTACATCAACGCTCTCATCAGATCCCGTGCGATCCGTGAGAGACAGGACCTGGCAAGAGTGCTGCCCGACCAGGTAGGCGGCAACTACCTTGTACAGCCCATCTCCGGCAACATCGGCGGTAATCCCGACAACTACGATGGCGAGACCAACATCACCACTGATAAGCTCGCCACCTACATGCATGGCCGTGTCGTTGTCGGCCGTGCTCATGGCTGGACTGAGAAGGACTTCACCTTCGACATGACCGGCAAGAACTTCATGAACCTCATCGCTGGCCAGGTGCACGAATACTGGGAGCGTGTCGATCAGACGACCATCCTCTCCATTCTGGCAGGCCTCTTCTCCATGGCTTCCACCGGCGGCGCTGCTTTCGTAGCAAAGCACACCCTTGATGTTACTGCTGTCACCAACTCCGAGGGCAAGACCGGTATCTGCGATGCCACCACCATCAACACCGGCATGCAGAAGGCCTGCGGTGACAGAAAGGCCAGATTCTCCATGGCGATCATGCACTCTGTTGTTGCTACCAACTACGAGAACCTCAAGATCCTGACCTATGCAAAGCAGAACGATGCAAACGGTCTGGAGAGAGATGTCGCTATCGGTACCATCAACGGCAGACTGGTCCTGGTCGATGACGAGTGCCCTGTCGACACCTCCGGCAATGATCCCGTATACACCACCTACCTCTTCGGTGATGGCGCCTTTGAGTACACCAACTGCGGTGTCAAGGTCCCTTCCGAAGTCGAGAGAAATGCAGCCAGGAACGGCGGCGAAGACACCCTGTACAGCAGACAGCGTAAGTGCTTCTCCCCTCACGGCATCACCTTCACCATGCAGTCCATGGCCAAGGCTTCTCCCACCGATGCAGAGCTGGCCACAGCAGCCAACTGGGATCTGGTCAAGACTCCTGCCGGGGTTTATATCCCCGACAAGCTGATCCCTATCGCAAGGATCAAGTCCCTGGGTTAAGATCTCCCTGCTCTGACATAAAGGTTTATCGGCGGGTGTCTTCGGGCACCCGCTTTTTTGGCAGGAGGGGCTCATGGTGTATGCAGATTTCGAATACTACTCATCTCCCTCCGGTTACGGCGGGAGCCTGATCGCTGAATCAGAGTTCGGCCCCTGCGTAAAATGGGCCAGTGCGATTCTGGATGAGGTCACCAAAGGACGGGTAAAGGCCTTTGATTCATCCAAGATCACGGACAGCATTCGTGATGCGGTCTGTGCGGCCGCTGAGTGCTGGTATAAGCATCAGAAGGCCCTTACAAAGCTCGACGATCTTGGCCGTGTACGGACGTCAGAGAACAACGATGGTTTTTCCGTATCGTTCTCTGACAGCTCGGAAGAGAATAAGTTCTACTCTGAAGCCGCCACAAAAAAGGCGGCGGTAAGTTCCATCAGGACTTATCTCAGTGGCACAGGACTGTGTTACAGAGGGAGGTCGTGGACTTATGATTACAGCTGATCGCAACATTGTAATTTTTAATAAAACCCTGGACCCGGAGACCAGACGGGGAGCATTCATCCCCACGGCGGTTTCGGGCGTCTCTTACCATGAAAGCCTTGGCACTGTCACGAATGATGTCAACCGTTCTCAGCAGTTCACGTACAAGCTCCGCATTCCTGTTTCGGCAGCGATCCAGGGAGACCGGACGTACATCAAGGCCGACAAGTTCAAGGAGGCCCCGGAAGGACACTGGACGCTCCACGGCGGTGATTATGTCCTTGTCATGGACCCGGGAGCAGAAGCCCCGGAGCTGGACGGGACATACACCGAACCGGAAGTCAAGGCCCTTGCCGGTACAGGGAATTTCAGCACCCCGGAGATCCTCATTATGGACTACGCAGACAATACCCTGCGTGGCTCTGACTATGTAAGGCACTGGAGAATAGGAGGGAAGTAATGGCAGGCATATCCATCGCCACCCCCGGTGGCCAGACTGTGCAGGTCTCTCCCCAGATCACATGCCGCATGGACTGGAGCCCGGCCTTCGGGCCCATGGTCACGGCCTCTCTGAACAGGGCACAGCAGTTCATTGATACAGAGTGCCTGCGGTACTGCTCCGCAATGGTCCCCTTCCAGCAGGGCTTCCTGCAGAAGTCGGGCATAGCGGGCACTGCTATCGGCTCCGGGGAGATGAATTACCGTATCGTTTACGCTGCCAAGCAGTTTTATGATACGGCTGATACGAGGCCATATGATCCGAATAGAGGCGCCCACTGGTTCGACCGCATGAAGACGGCCCATAAGGAAGAAATTCTCCAGGGAGCACAGCAGTTACTCTAGGAGGAGTTTATCTATGGCAGATTCAATCATTCGGGGCATTTCGGATTATTTCCTAAAGTGCCCTCTTTTGGCAGACGGAGAATTCCATCTGGATGCCCTGGGAGAGGATCCCGGGGAATATGTGGTAGAGACCGGGGTATTCAATCCTACTCTGCGGACATATGTGGATGGAACACGGGACTGCCAGTACCAGTTCAATTTCGGCTCCAGAGAGATCTATTCGATGGACCGGATGCAGAACATCATGAACAGCTCCTTTTATGAGGAGCTTTCTCAGTGGGTATTCTCCCAGAACATTGCCGGGAACTTCCCGGAAATGCCTGCCGGCTGTGAGCCTTACAAGATGGAGTGCATGACCAATGGATACATCATGGACGGTTCGCTTCGGAATGCCCGCTATCAGATCCAGATGAGGATCCTCTACACAGACGAAAGGAGAAGCTAAATGGCTGGACAGAATTCACCTCTTCTGAGGTATATGATCGCTGACTATCTCGAAGTAGAAGGCGAACTGTATCTCATGGGAACGGGTTTCCGCAGCATCAACGAGTCCCCTAATGCTCAGACCGAATCCGTGACTTATGTCAACGATAAGGAAGCTACCACCGATGTCATCGGCTATGAGAGAGAGTTTCCTTTTGAGTCCGACTACATTCCTTCCCAGGAAGCCATCAAGGCTCTGTGGAAGGTCGGAAGAAACGGCCTGACCGGGGACGATGCCAAATTCAATTACTACCGGGTCGATCTCTGGGACGGACAGTCCAACGCATTCCAGGCCCGCAAGTTCAGCGTTACCGCTGAGATCTCTGACTTCGAAGGTGATGGCGGAGAGAAGATCGCCGTATCCGGTACCCTGCATGCGAATGGTGCTCCCGTTCTGGGAACCTTCAACACGCAGACTACACAGTTCACTGAACAGTAAGCACAGGTAAAACAGGAGGAGTTTATCTATGGCAGATGTAAATATCAATGGAGTAACGCTTCAGCTCGACCTGCTCGACGCTGATGTCGTTGAGAAATTCGAAGGCTTAATGGACAAGTACCGGGCTGATATCAACAGTCCGGATGAAGGCCTGTCCAACGCTGACCAGATGAGGCGGCAGATCCGGCTCACTGACCAGCTCTTTGATGATGTATTCGGGGAAGGCTCTGCAGCCAGGATCTTCGAGGGCGTGAAGCCCGGCAACCTCATGGCCCGCCTTAACGCAGTGGCCGACCTGTCCACCATCCACGCATCTTCGGAGAAAGAGATCCGCAAGATCCAGGAGCGTGTTCAGAATGGCCAGTATTCACAGAGACTTAACCGCCAGCAGCGCCGCCACCGTAACAAGCATTGAATCTGATCCTGGATAGACTTCCGGGCAGCCTGACAATTGGAGGTGTGGAGTACCTTATCGATACGGACTTCCGCACCTCCATTCTTTTTGAGTTAATGATGCTTGATGATGAGATGTCCGATGAGGACAAGGCACAGGAGACCATAGCCCTTTACTTCCCCGGAAAGAAGCCGGACTTCACCGAAGAAACGATCGACAAGATCCTGTGGTTCTACCGGGGAGGCAAAGAGGAAAAGAAGCACAGAGGGTCAGGAGGCGGCGACCCGCTGAATCCTGTCTACTCATTTGAGCACGATGACTTTTACATCTATTCCGCTTTCTTGGAACAGTACGGAATAGATCTTACGACCATCAAGTACATGCACTGGTGGAAGTTCAAAGCACTGTTCCTGTCATTGAATGACCAGGTCCTTTTCACAAAGATCATGGGCTACAGGTCAGTCAAGATTGAAAAAATGTCGAAAGAGCAGAAGCGTTTCTACATGGACATGAAGCGCATGTATGCTCTGCCGAAATCCAAGTCTGTACAGGAGAAGGTCGATGCCATCCAGGAAGCACTGATGAATGGCGGGGACATCTCCAAACTGATGGAGGGAACATGAGCGATATCAAGATGCAGAAGCGGATAATCTGCCCTGCCTGCGGCTATCGCATGCCCTACTCCTACGGTGCAGATGCAGAATGCAGAGGTGTCATTATCCGATGCAAGAATAACAAGTGCAAAAAGTATTTCGAGCTGATTATAGTCAGCGGAAAACAGAAAACGAACTGAACATGAACTAACAGAGCCATTATGAGCCATAGTTCCAGAGCCGAAAGAGAGGTGGGAACATGGCATATGATGGCTCTTTGAAATTCGATACACAGCTTGACGCCAGCGGTTTCCAGAAAGGCGTCAACGGCCTGTTCAAGACGGCAGGCGGACTGGTAAAGAGCACGGCCAAGGTGCTGACCGGAGCGACTACGGCAGTCCTGGGAGTAGGAGCTGCGGCGATAAAGGTTGGCTCAGAGTTTGAGTCCACCATGTCGGAAGTGGAAGCCATCTCCGGTGCGACAGGAGACGAGCTTGCGGCCCTCTCTGAAAAAGCCAAAGAGATGGGTGAGACCACGATCTTCTCGGCATCCGAAGCGGCCCAGGGCATGACCT